AATATTTGAAGTTATTGATTTATCAACATTATCGATAATTTGAATTAATTTACTATATTTAAATCTACCACCAAACTTATTCAAGTCTAAGGAAGTTGCATAATCATTCAATGTATTTACAATTTTTCCTCTTAATTCATTTACATTTAATATTTTAGATGAATTATAATAAATTGAAGAATCAACCTCAACATATAGAATTTTAGGATCTAATATTTGCTGATTGATTCCCGTCAATGAATATTTTCTAAGATCTTTAAGTATTTTTTTCTTATCAAATTCTGGAACAAAATTTCTATTTCTTGGTTTAATAATTATAATTACATTTCCATACTGCGGAGGATCCAATTCTTCTCCACCAATAACTGCAATAGACTCTGTACTTGGATATATTTGTTGCACTATACTCTCATAATCTTTAGCAGTGACTGCTCTATACTGTGAAGAATAGAGACGAGGAGCAAAATACTTGATTGAATCTATCGGTTCAATGTCACTTCCAAATTGTGCTGGAGAAACAGTTGTTAAAGAAACGCTAACGGGAACAACATTTGTTCCATTTGGACTTTTTACATTTCCTGCATAAGAAAATGAACTTGGTCCATTTCCTTCTTTACCATCACTAATGATATAGGAAGCAGTTATAATTGAGTTATTTTCAAGTTTCTTACCAAAAATACCATCACCAAAAAGAATTTCATACTTCTCATCCTGTATTTCCTGTAAAAGATAAGTTTCTGATAACTCATTAATATTCAAAATATTATCAATAAATCTATATTCTCTTCCAGACCCTGTTTCCGAAGGACCCTTTACAGTAACAACTAATGTTGTGGTGTCTACAAATGAATTATCAACTATAAATCTTTGGTCTATTGACCCATTTACAACATATTGTTTAGTTAAAAATGTACCTTGATAAATTGTAATTTCAGAGAATGTAGCAACCCATCTATTATTAACTTTTTCTACAGTTGTAGTTATAGATTCGGAAATTGAAAAAATATAAGACGTTCCCTCTTTAGATCCCACACAAACGAGACCAGGAGATAGAGTTAATGTAGTATATGGAGGAGTAGGTGTAGTAATTGCATTACCGACATCAATCGCTAAATTAATAACTGCCCTTGCAGAAAGTCTAGATTTTGGTATATACCCAATATTTCTTGCTAATGAGACAACATTTTCTCTAACAGTTGCAGAATCCAAAAAGGATTCATTGACTATCATATTTGAGTTAAATGCTGTTATATAAGTGTTATATGCAAGAGTATCAATTAAGACTGAAAAGTTAGATCCTTCAAAATCAAAATCTGTAAAATTTGAATTTGATCTAAGATAGTCTTTAATCGATGTTTTGATCTGATCAAAATCTAAATTCGTAAACTTTGTGAAGGGCATATTACTACCTTGTTAGTTCTAACAGGAATGAAAACTCTTGAGAAGGAAATTCTTGCCCAATAATATCATAAGTTACCGTTACATTAAATTCATTTAAATCCTCTACAGGATTTACAAAAACTCTTACATTTTTAACTCTAGGATCATATTTTGCAATCACAGTTTCAATTTCAGATTGAACTGATGCTGCCGAAGCGACGTCAACAAAATCAAAAAGTGTATTTTGAATATTTGTTCCAAAATCAGAATTGAAATATTTTTCTGTTCGGATAGTCTCAACTAGATTACGAATAGATCTAGTAATTGCATTTTCATTTTTTAAAATCGGAGCATCTTTTGTAACTGGGTGTGGTTCAAATGATAAACTAATATCTTTAAATGCTCTGGATACTCTTTGAGTCTCCATTTTAGTTCATATTGGGGTATTTTTCTTCCTATATTTATAACTTCTTCCAGGGAGAATCGAAGACTGGCTCAGTTCCATACTCCCAATCATCATAATCTTCATCATTTCTAATTTTTTGATGTAATTTCGACTGTTCGATTAAATTTTTATGATTAGTATGCATTTCATCATGCATAATTTCTTGAATTACTCTTTTTTCTTCAGTTTTTTCTGGTAAATTTACCGAATAATCTGTAACTAAGTGTGTTGTACCCCACATTTGGTACATGTAGTCCAAATTTCTGTCTGGATTTTGGTGAATTGCCATCTGTTTCCCTCTAAAATGAAAAAACAGAACTTTTTACGGGGTTTCTATCCCGAATTTTTTCTATTTTTTACCAGATAAAGGTCATTTTCCAGTATTTTTTCCAAATACTCACTTTCCCAATACGTATAATAGACAGTTTTTGTTAATTTTTCTCTAAATTTTCTTAATTTTTCCCTTGGTTGTGCCAAAATCAAGTTAAAGTCATCATTATTGGTTTTTACACCATTAATGTATGTAGGATTTTTATAAGAATCCTCAAAAAATTTGTAATCTTTATACATTTTATTATAAAAATCTACCCATGAGGATAATTCTTCCATGGACCAATAGTCCTCAACAATAAAAATGATGACATCATACCCAGGAATGGGTGTAATATCATCAATCGAGCAGTTTATAATTGTATGTTTCGATAACGAGGCAAAAGGACATATAGAAAAATCACCCAATTCTGGACGAGACTTAGAGATTGTATGAATCCATCTCAAAATCTTTTCAGAATCAGGTGATAATTCCATTATTTGCCTTGTCCTCGATATTTCTTTGCCGCACCATTACGAGAAGACGATGCGTACTTAGTACCGTTACCCTTTCCTTGACGACTCTTCTTAGGAGGTCCAGGAATATAAGAACCAGCCTTGCTACCTTTTGCCATAATTTACTCCTTAACAATTTCAGGTTGTACTTCAGAAGGATGAGGAGAACCTTCCTCATAGAATTTTTGAGCGAAGTCCTCCATAATATCAAAGAATTCATCTCTGGTAAGATTTTGATGAATTCTCTCTCCATTCAACAGAATGTTGTATTTTTCTGTGTATGAACTGTTAGTCATCAAATGATTCTTGTTTTTTCGTGACCGACTCTAATACGAGGATCGCACCAAATTTCAAATCCTGCGTCCTTTGCATCTAAACAGAAACTCACATCTTCTCCACACATGTCTTGAACCTCACCAGACTCAAAGACTTGCATTTTGGGTGCGAACCAAGGATACTTCATTTCAGGATTCTCAAAAACACCGTGCTTAATCAGAAGCCATCCGAAACCAGTATAATCAACTGTGAAGGGCTTACGACGCTTGGAAATAGACTCCACAGTTTCGTGATTCATCACACCACCATTATTGCGGAAATCGTCTTCTTCTAACCAGTGGGCAACTGAGGTTGTGTGCCCGTCCTCAGTAGCATACCAACCTGCTGCGATATCCTTATCCATCAATACAAGTTGATAAAATTTTTCTGTGTTAAACACGATATCCGAATCGATCCACAGTTGCCAATCGTATTTTAGTTTGCCGTCCCATGGAATCTGATCGGGACCTCTCAGTACGTTCGCTCCAAGACACTTGCAGCGAGCAAAATTAACCATGGAGGAATAATCTTGAGAGATTTGAATACTTGCGCCGTTCTGCACCAAATCAAAACAGAGTTGAACGAAACTCTTCAGATAGGTATATGAAACTCCGCGCCCTGGAAGACAGAATACTACTGACTTTCCGCGAACCATTTCACGGGCTTTGTCGTAATCAAACTCTTCCTCTTCTGTTTTTTTCGGCGGTGCCTTTGCTTTAACAGTAAATCCTTTAGCCATAATTGATTGTAATTACTTCAGTATCATACAGTATTATATAGTGGTTGTCAATAGAACCCTCTTAGTCCTCAGAGTGCTCCGAAATCACAATTTCATTACCAATGCACTCTACATTAACCTCAGTATCTTCATACCATGAGAGATCATTCATCATCCACTCTGGAATAGTTATATAATACTCGCCCGTGATTGGATCGATCTGTATTGTTGTAGTTTTGTCCCCAGAATTTTTTTTCATGTCATTAGGTATATAAGGTATTTTTTATATAGAAAAATTTTTTTCTTATGAGTGTTATGTTTCTCTCGCTTGTGTAACACTTTATAGCTTAGGGGTTCCTTTCATTTTTATAAACGCGCCCCGCGCGGGCGGCGGGGGCGGCACGCCCCCAACTGCCAAATCACGAACGCAGATCAGAAGCGAACCGCTAGCGGGGAGTGCCCCACACGCTCTGCCAGTCGATCGCGGGCAGCGGCGATGCGGTCGGCGCGGTGCTGTGCCTTAGCGGTGCGGATGGCAGCGTCAAGGTCAGCAACCATAGAGGCGCCCAACCCACGGGCGCGGGTGAACGTCATCCCGCCGCCGCTGCTGCAGCGGATCGCCTGACCCTTAGCGTTGCTGTCGGTGGAGCGAACGGTGCCGATTGCCTTTGCCATGATGGGGGGGGGAGGGGGTGTGAACTGAGAGAATCATACCATGGGGAAGGGGCGAACCCCTCACCCCAGGTCGGGGGTCAGCACGTCGGAGGCGTGAACCTCAGCGAACTGTGCTGCCCAGATTGTGGCGGGGTGACCCGTAGGGGCGGAGATGGCATTGAAGTTGCTGCCGTCGTTGCGGTACGCAACCCATACCAGTTCACGGGTGGAGAGGCGGGAGGCGGGGGAGAGGCGCATGGGGTTCGGGTTTGAACTGAGAGAATCCTACAGGGTCAGGGGCGGGGGGTCAATACCCCAACCACACCAGAAACTCCCCAGCATCGACCCCGCCGAACGAAGCGGTGGTGCCGTAGTCGGTGCGGAAGTCATCCCACAACCCATGGAGTTTGGCAGCGTGCGCCGCTTCGATCCAGTAGATGGTGCCGTTGTCGGGGTTGGTGA